TCATTCGGTATCCTTGCAAAAAAGAGGGTGGGAGGGAGGGCCACGTGTGTGACCCTCCCCACCAACCCTTCACGATTACGAACCAGCCGCACGCACCACAACGAGGCTCTGGCCGGTGATCCCGTCCAGTCGTGCACAGTAGGCGGGGTACTCCATAAAGTACTGCTTCCGCATACGGTACCATGCCTCGAAGGCGTCACGGGCGGACGATCCGCCACCCCCACCCACACGGGTGAGGATCTGNCCATCCTCATCCACCCACTTGCCTGGCTCGGAGACGTACTCCTTGAACCCGGCCTGCTGGAGATCGAGGAACATCATGACATCCAGCGGGAAGTCACGAATGGCCCTGACGGGGACGTCACCGAACGGCACATCGCCCTGCTTAAAGGCCACCGTGCCAGGATCGGGCCGGGAGAGACTCGCTCCCATATAGCGTCGATCCGCATCGGTGAGCTGGACGATGAGACGCCGAATGCTGTGATGGCAGAGGATGATCGAGATCTTGCCATTCAGCTTCTGATCCACGATGTCCGACACACGCTGGATGAGGTCGGTCGAGAGTGCCCCCGTTGATGCGGAGACATACGACGTCACGGCTGGGACGTCGGCGCGCAGTGCGCCGAAGTAGTTCGCCCGATACGTGCCATCATCGATCAGTGCCATCAGGCCCCACCACGCATGCTCGTACGACGTATCGAGCACGTCAGTCGTGGCAGAACTCGCGGCCTGAACCACGTAGTCGCTGTTCACCACATTGGCCCCAATGTTGGCCGCCGCGTCAACCGTGACATCCGTGCCATCCGAGTTCACAGCGGTCACCTTCGCCTTGGTTGTCGAGGCCCGAACCGCACCCGTTGCGGGATTCACGAAGGCGAGATGCATCCCCGCCGAGAGGAACCGGTTCCCGAAGTTGTCGTTGGTGATTCCACCAGGCGCATCGAGTTCCAGGGTCGTATTACCATCCGGGGTGGCTTCATCGACGAGCGCCAACACCCCACGCCCATCCGATGCGAGGGCAAACTCATCCCGACGCGACATGTCGTCGATGAGATACTGCATCTCCGACTTCCGTGCGGAGATGAATGCCCCCTCCGTCGAGGTCGAGTCCTGCATGACCTCCCAGGTCATCCGCAGGCGGGACATGAGCTTCTTCTGGTCCACGGCCTGACGAACATACCCCTGCTGACCGGCATCCGCGAATGCCGAATCCTCACCCACGAACATGGGGGAGACGTTCCTGGCCGTGTGCATGAGACGCACATGCTCCAGGCCCTTAAACGGAACCTTCTCAGTCTTGATGATATCCCTGAGAGGATTCTTGTTGTTGACACCCTCCGATACGCCTTCCTCATACACTTCCTTGAAGATGGCGTCAAGGGCTTGCTTATCTGCACCCATTGGTTGATCCTTTACCTGAACGATCGTGACGAGGAATCCTTCCTACGTCCCCGATCGATGCTTTTGGAATTGAGCCCATGCAGCAACCGATCGCTCATCCAGTCCCTTCAACTGAGGGGGTGGAGTGGCGCGAGGGACTCCACTTGGTGCGTCCGTGGGAAGCGGTCCAGTCGTTCGCGCCATAGCCCCAGCCGTGGCGACCCGACGCACGGGATCGATGAAATTCGTGGAGTAGTTCTTCCAGAAGTCATCGACGAACTTGGGATCGTTGGTATACTGGTGGAGGATTTCTGGAGACGAGGCCACATAGCCAAGGAAGGCTGAGTGGAGAATCCTACGGGCATCCTCGGAGAGGGGCTGTCCGTAGCTCTCTGTGGCCTTGTCAAACAGACGGCCCATAGCCTGGCGTCCATAGGACTGCCAGTAATGGTCGTTCTGTGTTTCCATGTCCCCAGCCCGTTCGAGGACTTGGAGGACCTGCTCAGCCCGTTCCTCAAGCTTGGACAGACCTGGATACACCCGTCCAAACTGTGAACGAACCTGATCGACCTCAGTCTCCTCCTGGGGCGTGACACCAGCCAGTGCATGGAGTTGACCTTGAACCATCTTGAGACGAGCCTGATAATCGGCCTCACGTGTGGCGAATGCCTCCTGGGCCTCACGCCAAGCCGCTTCACGAGTCTCGCGCAGACGGTACGACGGCACCATCGCGTCGTTCGAGGGCTGGGATATCGCTCCAGCAGCGGGGGCAGTTGGTGTCGTAGGTGCAGCTACGGAGGGCTCCGGTGTCGCGGGAGCAAGCGGTGCCGTTGGTGTCGCAGTCGGCGTCTGCGGATCGACGGAGAGAAGTGAATCGGCCATGTGTCTACTCTACCTTTTTGGTATCGGAGGGCAAGTTCCTCCGAGGAGTGGTCCCTTTCCAACGTGAAGGGACAGAGCATCGAACAATTCGTTCACCATGAACGCTTAGGCAGGACCTCTGCCTTGGTTGGATTCGTTATTCCCGCGTGGAACAATGTGTGTGGAGGTGGAATTGGCGTTTGAACGCGCCATAGCCTGTCCCGCACCAACTGGACCCTTTGGACCCGCTGTGCCCTGTTCAGGATCCTCAGGCATGGGCGGGGCCATGAGAATTTTCAGTTGTTCGAGGTGCATGGCGACGATCCCCTCAAATTGGGGCTGGGCCTTGAACCGTTCCCGCATCCGATCGGTGTTGAGCCACTTAATGCGCTCCCCCCAATGGATTTGGGGGTTATGCCAGGGCTTCACGATCAGTGGAGGAGGTCCAGCAGGGGCATCCATCCACTTTTCAAAGACATCTTGCATCTGGAGGGCGGCTTGGATGTGAATATCGAGCGATGGGGTCAGATCTGGGAGCCCAAACTGTGAAAGAATGGAATACCGCTGCTCGGGATCGGCCGGATCGATGAGTCCAAGCTGGTTGGCCTGCTCAATCGTCGCTCGACGGCCGAGAGAGGTCTTTTGGGCTTGATTGCCGTCCTCAATATGGACCGTGACCTGCCTCTGGAGCTTCGCATTCTCGAAATGTTGGAAGGTATAGCCTCGATAGGGACCCGTGACCGCGTAGGTGCGCTGATCCGGGCCAAATTTCCGTTCCAACTCGATCGCGGTGCTATACCATTGCCGAAACATCTCCCCACGAGCACTGTAGGCGGAGCCAAACCGTGCTTGAGAACGCTCAATGAGGGCCTGAATGGCACTAAATGCCTCAACACCCGTCGGCTTCTGCCCTTTGATGATGTCGTAGGTCCCCGATAGCTCCTCAATGTCCTTCAAATGCTGAGCACGAAGCTCAAAGAGGCTCGAACTGAGTGGTTCACCAGGCACGCGCTCGGGTTTGCCCTGCCCACCAGCGGCGAGGGCATTGTATTTCATGATCAACCCCGGCTTGCCGGTGAAATGATCGATCCCAGCACTCTCCGGGACGAGCCAGACAGGGTTGGCGGTGCTCTGAAGCTGCATCAGGATCAAGGAATCGATCTGATTGACCTGATCCTGCTTCTGGATGAGGGGGGAAATGGCCGATCGTCCGTAAAGACGGCCACCAACATGCTCATATTGGGCATGTGCGAAGGGAAAGAGGGGAAATCCCTCTCCATCCTTATACGGAAGGGGTCCAGGAATGCCCTCATCTTCAACCGTAATGAGTTGTGCACCTCGCTCACCAGCTACACGGAGGAGCAATCCTTCAGGAAATTCGGTCGTGGGGCGTTGCCAGAGTTCGTATTCGGTCAATCCCTCAACGGTATGGCCCCCTCCCCCGCCTAAATTGCCGGCTTGGGCCCCAGATCCCAGGTCATTGGCCAGGGCGAGGGACTTATAAATCTGGAGAGAGCGATCGGTTGGTGATTTTTCCCAGACAAGCTGCCCAACCAGGTTTGGAAGATTCGCCTCGTAGTAATGCTTATCCCGCCACCGGAGGCGGATCATGTAGGGGAGATCACTGAACCGGGTCACATTGGCCGGGAACGCATACTCAAAGGGGGAAAGCGCAGTCGTCTTGCCCCGTCCGTAGGCAATCCATTCACCGGCTGGTGTGCTATCCTGATTGGTCGCTGAACCAAACTGTGTCCCACCACACGTCGGACACATGTTGTGGCTTTGAGCAATCGCCTGGGGCTGGAGAACCGCTCCACACTGGAGACATTGCTCATGTGGAATGAATACGCGATTGAATCGCTTATCCCGATCCCACCCAATTTGCAGACAGGCATTCCCAGTCGTAATAAACCAAAAGTCTGCCTCCCTCATCACCTTGTTCATGTCGTGCTCTTCGTAGAGCAAGGGAGAGAGTTGGTCAGCCACCTCAGCCGCTGCGGCAGATTCTGGGTCATTCCCGATTGGACGCACCGTCACGTCAAGTTTGATCGCCGAGAGGTTCGCCCGAACCGCCTGCACGATCTCCGCCATCTTATTCGTGACGGGGCGTGGGATATCCTTGTCGAATCGCTTGTCAATCCAATCCCGCCGATTGGAATGGTAGGTAATCCACTGCCGCCCACCCACATAGTAAATGTCCCGGAGCCATTCTCGCTCCCAGACATGGCGATACTCAAAACTCTCTCGCTTCAGACGGTCAAAATGATCGAGGAAATACTTGTCGGTGTATTTCGGGATCAACAGATCAGGAGCCGTTGCGGGAGTTGGTGTCCCCGCGAGGCTATTCGTTTGAGGCGGTAAGAGGGATGGAAACTCGGCCATGCAGATTCAGAAGGAATTTAGTGGTCGAACGTCGGGAGGCCAAGTTCCTTGGCCCGCACATCGCCAATGTCTTCAAAGTTCGTTAGGCGAAAGCGATCATCCCGATTGGGTGTCTTCACCAACTCGGGAACTGGAAGCTCTAGCTTATACACCTGACGAATGAGTTGGGCGCGTTCCATCTCAAGCTGGTTCACCTTGGTGCGGAGCCAATCGCAGTGGACCTCATTCGTGGCCAATTGAATCTTCATGGTATCGCGCTCCGCCCGAACGGCTGCGAGATCCTCACGAAGATGCTGAAAGGCTTCCTTGGCAACGGAGGCATTCAAATCGGCATCGGCCTTCAACCCGCTGAACCAATCAACGATCTTTGGTGAGATCCACATTTACACGTCTCCGGGAGGAACCAGTTTCTCCGTGATGGATTGAATTGAGATCTGCATCACGGGAGGAACCTTTCCACGCTTCGTCTTGTCCGCCCCGTTGAGAAATCGACACCGATGACAGTAGCGAGGATCCTTGGGGCTTCGGAATGCTCCACAACTGGCACAATGCACGCGAGGACCAAGATAGGGCATGGAACAGTTAAGACCAGAAGAACCTGGTTCCGGCGATCTCTGCACCAGCCGTGAGGACAAAGGAGGTCACGCTGGATGCCAAGGCAATCGTGGTGGGATCAGTGAGATGGATGGTAATCCCTGTATCCCCGCTCACGCCCTTCAACGTGATACTATTTGTGTTTCCTGTTGGGGGGACAATCGTGACGGCTGTGGGGACTGTTCCGCCCGTGGGAATGGTGATCGTATTCGCCCCCGATGCGAGTGTCTTAATCTCCACCGATCCCGCACTCGCCGCATTCGATGCCGCCGTGATGATCTGTGTCCCGATCACATCACCTGAGTAGGTGATGGTGACGGATCGTGTTGCCGTAACAGCCATAGATGGTCCTTATGCCCAGAACTCGTTTATGCCCGCTGGAACACTCTGCTCATCCTTGAATTGTGCATCGATCCGTCGCATCCGCTGAATCGTCTGTTGCATCGTGTCAGGGAGGGCTGAAATATCACGTTCGGTGGAAGCCACGTGATGCTTGGGGAGTTGGGGCCAGATCATCACCACATAGCGGGTCCCATCTGGCAGTTCATCATTCCTCTTGAACACCATCGCCCGGTCGCGGTGTTGCTGATCGCGTCTGGGATCGGCCCAACGATAGGCTTTTAACTGTTGAATGGTCTTTGGAACGGCCGACTCAACAAACCACAGTTGGTGGGCATAGAGCCAAGACTTTACTCGCTCAATCCCCGCATGTTGATCATTCTCTGCTGGGGTGCACACAATATTGTGTGGAGGCTGAGCGAGTTCGATCATCGGCTGCTTCTCGTTCTTGTTGATTGCCCACCTGGTTGGGTGAGAACCCGCAAGACGCTTCAGCGCCATGGCGTGCTGGGCGAATGATTTCTCTCGCTCCAGATACTCGTCAACGCCAACCAGCCCATGCTCGGTTGAAACGAACTTTACCGCGCCAAATGGATGATCGGCTCCTGTGTCAATGCCAATAACAATGGGACGCCACGAGGCAATCTGGGGCCACTCTGGAATAAATCGTTTGACATCCTCGGGTGTGTGGAGGATTTGTGGAAGGAGCAAGTCCCCATAGACCGCCCCCGCGAAGGTCACGAAGTCAGCCTCATACTCCTGCCGGAACATCGTGTCCGGCATCGTGGCCCGCTCGGCCTCGAGGGCAGCCTGAAACTGGGGCTCTCTAAACTTGGGGTTCTCGATTGTTTTCGCTCGACAGGCCCAATAGCCCGGTTGGCTATCAAAGGCTGGTTTGTAGAGCTTGTCGTGGACCCAATCGTAGGATTTCGGGGAAGTCGTGAAAAAGGCCACTCCCTGACGATCGTAGAGGGAGGGCCGAATGACATCCCAGTGCGCCTCTGTCAATTCACAGATCTCATCGATCCAGAGCCAATCGAGCCCCTGACCACGCCCCTGGTCAGGATCGTCAAGGGTCTGGAAGTGAATGAGCGCCCCATTCTTGAGTCGGAGATCGAGATACTCCGATGACCACTCCGCGACCCAATCTGGAGGGATGAGTTGCTGGAAGGCGGGAATGACGTAGCGATTGAGCTTGGGATTCGTCGGGGCACAGGCCCACCCGATTGAATTGGGAATGCAGGCTTCCTC